AGAAATGTGTACACGGTACGAGTGGTAAGTCAGATGACCCCAGATGCAGCTAACGCTGTGGCCATCAAGCTTGTATCTACTGTACAAATTAACAACACTACTTCGTATATCCCGTCTGGTCTAACACCTGTCCCACTATCTGTAACGAATTCTTAACTAACAAGGAGACACTCTAATGACAACCTACGCACGCCCCGGGGTATACGTCCAAGAGACGTTGAACCCAATCCAGCCAGTAGCTGGGGCATCTTCTAACACAGTTGCTGCTCTTATTGGTGCTGCTGACCGCGGTCCAACTACACCTACACTAGTAACTTCTTGGAGCCAATATGTAAACCTATTTGGTTCTTGGAACACTGGCGCATCTAACGCGCTTCCACTTGGTGCCTATATGTACTTTGCTAATGGTGGAAATCAGGCTTATATCCTTCGTGTTCCAGGCGCTACCGCAGCCGCTGCTACACGTTCATTCAATGATACTGCCGGAACTCCTCAGCCAACACTTCGCCTAAACGCAAAGAACGTTGGTTCATGGGGTAACACACTAAATGTATCTATCACAGCCTCAACTGTTACAGGCTACTTCAATATTATTGTATACCTTGGTGGAAACACTGCTGGATACATTGTTGAACAGTGGACAGATGTAACAATGAATTCTGCAGATAGCCGTTATGCAGTTACTGTTATCAACAATAACTCAACATATTTGACAGCTACTGACCTTGCTTCAACTACAACTGCGCCAGCTAATAACCCAGCTGTTGTATCTAATCAGTCACTCAGCACTGGTTCAGATGGATCAGCTGTAACAGGTTCAACAATTGTTTCTTATGCGTTTGGTAGCCCAAGCCCATTTGACACTATTACCCAGTCTTTGGTTATCAATATCCCAGGATACACAGACGCTACAACTGTTAACGCGGCTATCTCATACGCAGCCTCAACTCGTACAGATGGTTTTGTTGTTATTGATGGCATCAATGACACAGCAGCTAATCAGTTGACTTTGGCAGCTACCTACACAGCGACTTCACAGGCAGCCGTTTATTACCCACAGGTAACAATTGCTGACCCAACAGTTTCTGTAGGAGCACCTTCAGGAGCAACTAAGACCCTTGGTGCTGGAGCAGCTGTTGCTGGTCTTTACGCGCTAACTGACGCAAGCCGCGGAGTGTTTAAGGCCCCAGCGGGTCTCCAATCACGCCTTGCTGCAGTTGTATCAGTACCAGCTCTAAGCAATGCTGATCTTGATTCTCTTAACTCAGCGGCCGCACCTGTTAACGCTATTCGCTACATCCCAGGATCTGGAATCGTAGTATTTGGCGCTCGCACTCTAAAGCCAGGATATGTAGACAAGTACGTACCAGTACGTCGTAGCCTTATCTACATTGAGAAGAGCTTGATTGACCTAACACGTTTTGCAATTTTTGAGCCAAATGACTCACGTCTATGGACTCGACTAAACGCTGCTTGTTCTTCATTCTTGACATCATTCTGGGCACAAGGCGGTCTTTCTGGAACAACTCCAACTGCCGCATACTTTGTCAAGTGTGATAGCACAAATAACCCACAGTCATCTATTGACAACGGGTATGTAAATATTCAGGTTGGTGTTGCTTTGCAGCGCCCAGCTGAGTTTGTAGTTATTAATATTGGCCAATACAACGGTGGCACCACCGTAACAATCGCGTAAGGAGATAGACCATGGCTAATCTAAGCACGTTCAACTCAAGTATCGCCACTGATCCGCTACGCTCGTTCCGGTTCCGTGTCAACTTTACACCAGTATCAACCACAGGAACTGATTCTGTTTTTGATACACGTATTGCTGATGCTAGCGGCACAGCTACTACGGGCACATCTACAACACCGACTGGATATTCATCTGGTTGGTCTGGTGGATTTACCAACATTAGCGGCCTACAGACTAACGTTCAAAGCATCCAATATCGTGAAGGTGGATACAACACCACTGTTCACCAGATGCCTGGACTAACAACTTTCACACCTGTTACATTTACTCGTGGAGTTATCTATGGAAATGACCAGGCAATTACATGGATGCGTGGCCTCTTCTCTGCTGCTGCAGGTACTGGTCTAAATGGCGTTGCTGCTACAGCTAAGGGCTTCCGTCTAAACATTGATATCAAGGTTACTCAGCATCCAACAACAGATGACAATGCTGGCAGTGAAGATGTTGCTCAGATGGTGTTTCGTTTGCACAATGCCTGGATCACCAACCTCAGCTACACAGATCTAGATGCTACAAACGGAGCAATCTTGTTTGAGTCAATGCAGCTTGTTCACGAAGGTCTATCAGTAGGGTTCTTGACCCCTGGTGGAAATGTTTATACATCTTCATCAGCTGTAACCCCACTAGCTAATTACTAATACAAATTAAGGAGCACAATTCGTGTCAAAAGTAATAACCGATGCAGAACTCGTAAATAAATTTGCTCAACAGGCAATGGAGGAGCCAGCTCAAACTATTGAGACTAAGGCTCCTCCAGGACCTGAAGTAGAACTACCGGGCGGATTTATTGATGGAGGAACACTTGTAACAACCGTAGAAGTACGTGAGCTTAACGGTATGGATGAAGAGGCAATTGCTAAAGCATCCAATACTGGTAAAGCGCTTAATACCCTTCTACAACGCGGACTAGTAAAAATTGGTTCTAGACCGGCTACAACAGACGATCTAGACCTTCTACTATCAGGTGACAGAGACGCTATTTTAATTGGCATTCGAAGAATTACCTTTGGTAAAACTTTAGACACCACAGTCTTTTGTCCAAGCTGTAATGCAAAACAAGATGTATCTATTGATCTAAAAGATGACATTCCAATGAGTAAGTTGGAAGACCCAATTGCTGATCGAGCATGGCACATTAAAACTAAAAATGGAGTAGTAACGGTAGCTCTACCTACAGGAATTACTCAAAAGCGTTTGATGGAAAACTCTGATAAAACCTCTGCAGAGCTAAGTACTATCTTGCTATCAGGATGCGTTCAGTCCGTAAATGGAGAACCGTCTCTGGGAGCAAGCACAGTTCTTAATCTTGGCATTGCAGTTCGGGCTCAGATTGTTGATGAAATTATGGCTCGTACCCCAGGCCCACGCCTTGGGGAGGTGAGCAAGGTCTGTAAGGCATGTGGTGAGTCTATGTCACTCCCACTTAGTCTTGTAGATTTGTTTCGCTTATAACGAGCAAGATTATGAGAATTTGTTAGACCAGTATGAGGTGCTAACCCGCACCTTTACTGGTTGGACATTAGCAGATATAAGAGAATTATCTGCAAGAGAACGGCTTAACTGGATTGAAAGAGCACAGAGAGGTAGGAAGGTCTGATGGATATTAAATCATTCTTTGGTTTAAACGGCAGCTCGTTTACCAACATCAAAAACAGCCTTCTCGACCTTGCAAATGTCCTTGAAAACCAAATTATCCCTAAGCTTCAACGCGTAGAAAAAAGCGTCAACAACATTGCAAAGAGTGCGGCAAGCATTACTGGTGGAGTTGGATCCGGAAATAAAACTGCCGAAAGTGGCGCCCCAGCAGCTAAAGGAGCAGGCGGCGGTGACGGGGAAGCAAATACTGGTGACAATAGAGTAGCCGATAATGGCTCTTTTGCTACAAGAGCCGTTGGTGCCGGAATGTACGGCATGAATTTATTGCAAAATGCTATGCCCGGTGTTCCAACGGCTGTTCAGCAAGACCTTTTAACTAACCGTGCCGCTTTTTATGGGGTTGCTGGTTTTGGCGGCTCTTTACAGGGGCGCACTGACCAGATTAACGCGCTTCAACGCCAGCTTGCTTCTCAAGGCACAGCCCTTAATAACATGGATGCTATTAATGCAATCATGGCTGCACAAAACAGTGGTTTAGGTGGTGCAAGAAACTTTACAGGCCAGGGAGGTGTTCTTTCTGGAATTACCACGCTCTCTAACCTTATGCCCGGTCTTGGAGAGCAAGGTGCCGCTGGAGTGGCTGCGACTTTTAACGCGCCTTCTACTGTAAATATGGCTCGTGCTATGGGCATTAACATACGACAAGCCAATGGTGACATTTTAGGTATTAGTCAAGTAATTGACCAACTATGGGCTTACTTTAATAAGCCCGGTATGCCTATGCTTACAGCAGATCAAATTAAAGAGTCGTATATGCCGGGCAGATATTTTTATGAAAGCCTAAGCTCATTATTAAACGGCGACCCGGTAGCAATGCAATCTGTTTACGTAGGATTTCTTGCTAAAGCGCAAACTGGAGGAAAGACTCCTATAGGAAACATCTCTAAATCTACTCTTCAAGGATTGGGCGCTTCTACAGCTACTATCAACGCTATAGGAAGAAATGTTGCTGCGCAAACAAACTTACTAACAAAGACAGCTTCAGCTACAGCCGGGGGATTTGCGGGCTCACAAGAGCTAGGAGCGCTTGCTAATAACGCAGCAGCTTCTTTAGGGGCTTTAGCTTCTGCGCTTGGTGCTACTAATGGCGCTTACACAGGAGTTTCAGCTTTAGGTGGGAGCACCGGAGGCAAAATTATTAATAGTGTCTTAGGGTTCTTAGGTTTAAGCGGTAAAGCCGAAGGCGGCCCTGTTGGAGGAGCCGTCCCTTACATTGTTGGTGAAAAAGGACCTGAGCTATTTGTACCTAAAACTAATGGAACTATTATTCCTAACCATGTTATTGGTAGAGCAAATGGTGGTTCAGTAACAGCAGGCGGTTTTGCATCTATGTTGCTTGGCGCCCTTGGCGCCCCAACAACTCCGCAAAACATTGCTAACATAACTATGTGGGAAGGTATGGAAGGTGGAAACTGGAATAATACCGCTCGATACAATCCGCTTAATACCTCATACCAAATGGATGGCTCTAACAACTACAACACTGGCAAACCAGGATCTGGAGTTCAGGCCTATACGTCTTGGCAACAGGGCTTAGCAGCAACAGTAGGAACATTAACTGGGGCAGATGCTTCTGGTCGTGGTTATACAAGTATTGTTAAGGCTCTTCGCTCAGGAGGCGCTTCTAAGGATGATTTCTTAAAGCTTCTTCAAGCATCAAGCTGGGATGCGGGCCACTATTCAAGCGGAATGTCATCTAGCGCAACAGGCTCATCAACAACATCTTCTTTAAATGCGGCAACTTCTAAAGCAATGGCTGCTTCACAAGCGGCTCTATCTAAATCGTATCAAATGCTTGGAGCATCAGATGCAACCCCAATAGCACCGACATCTAATAATATAAACTATAACTATGGAGGTATAACAATTACTATCTCTGGAGCTGGAAAAGACGCTAAGCAATTAGCTCAAGACCTTAAAAGTGAAATTGCTAAGAAGACAGCGAGTAAATAATGCCACCAACTAAATCATCTTTAACTACCAAAAAAGGTGCAATATCTCCTATACAAACTACGTTTAACACCACTGGTGGTAACCCTTTTGGTCATTTTTTTAGAACTCTTGTTTCAGATGTAGTTAACTTTGTTACAGCAACCCCTAAAAATATAAACGGAACAAAAGCTGTAGCTGTTGTAAGAGGCACTGGACAGGGCATTGTAAACGGAACTCAACCACAAAAAACCCCTGTTAATGTTAAAAAACATACAACAAATACGGACCCTAATAGTAAAAACACGGTAGTTCCGGCTAATAACACACCCACTAACATTAAATTTAATTTAGCTCCGCACAACTGGAGCCTACCAATCAACCAAAATTTAATGAATGTAAGCTCAACATATCAAGATCAGAGTATGCGTAGAGCTAGAATGTGGTGCTATGTTGGAGCTGACTCTTCTAGTTATACAGATGTAACAGGAATAGGTTCTTCTAGTCAAACCGGAGTAGTCACTGGAGGAACTGGAGTTGCTTCTAATTTAGACACACAATGGGGCTTTCAATTTTTATGGAACCCAACTCAAATCTCAACCTCTGTGCAACGAAATGCTAATTTAGTTCCACAAGCTATGGACGCGTTTATTGGTAGAGGAGTTCCTCTTTTTCCTGGAACAGAAGCTATATCTTTTGTGGCTGTTATTAATAGGGTAAATGATTTTGCGTGTTTTAAAGCATTTAAGTTAAATACTGGGCCGCTACCTGGAAATCTTGATGATAGTACTTTGGACACCGCTGTTTATAATTATTATTCAAGGTCCGCTGGCGCTGTACAGTCGTTAAACCAACTTATAAATGAGTTAATGAACAGGGGTACCATGGCGGACATAGAATACATTTTTAAAATGGTTAATGGGGATGGGACTTTAGGAGCTGCTTGGAGAAATGCACTTGGAAGAAAAACAGCTGATATTAATTTCTTAGCACCAACACCGGTTGCAGTACAATTTGGTCCAAATGCTGACAGCCTTTCTTACGTAGGATGGATAGAAAGCATTTCGGTATCTCATCAAATGTTTACTGAAGACATGATTCCAATTCACTCTGAAGTAACTATTAATATGTCTGCCTACTCTCAGAGCTCGCTTAAGTAAGGAGCAACTACTATGACAATTTATACTGGATCTAGATATGAGTACTCTACCGTTGACTTTGTATCTAAAACCACTAATGGACCGGATAACCCTATTGTTTTTTACTCTACCCACAATATTAACCCGCTAAATTATTATGAACATTCATATGTTGCTGGTGAAAGACTGGACCAAATCTCAACTAAATACTACAAGACTCCGTTTCTATGGTGGTTAATAGCCGAGGTTAACCCTAAAGTAGACTTTACAAACATACCCGCAGGCACAGTACTT